GCCTACACGGACCTAGAAGCGACTGGTAACGGTTACATAGAGATCGGACGTACCACTGCTGGAGATGTGGGCTATATCGGGCATATACCAGCTAAAACAATGCGTGTACGCAGATTGCGTGATGGATTTGTGCAGTTACTTTATGGCAAGGCGGTATACTTTAGAAACTTTGGGGATTTAGAAACACCCAACCCTATTGCTGGACAAGAAGACCGCCCTAATGAAATTATTCATTTAAAGAAGTATACTCCGATGAATAACTATTACGGCGTTCCAGATATTATTGCAGCTCAGCAAGCACTCGCTGGAAACGAATTTGCTGGAAGATATAACCTTGATTATTTTGAAAACAAGGCTGTTCCAAGATATATTATTACGGTTAAGGGGGCAAAGTTGTCTCCCGAATCTGAGCGTAAGCTCCTAGAGTTTTTCCAAGTTGGACTTAAGGGTAAAAATCATAGATCGCTTTATATACCTTTGCCTGCAGATAGCCCAGACTCAAAGGTTGAATTTAAGATGGAGCCTATTGAGGCGGGAGAGCAAGAGTCATCTTTTAACATTTACCGTAAAACAAATAGAGATGAAATATTATTAGCACACCGTGTACCAATAAATAAAATTGGTTTGCCAGAAGGAGCTTCCTTAGCAAATGCTCGTGATGCAGATAAAACATTTAAAGAGCAGGTTTGCAGACCAGCACAGGACAGGCTTGAAAAAAAGCTTAATTATTTAATTGCTGAAAAAACAGATGTTGTTGAATTAAAGTTTAATGAATTAAGCTTGACAGATGAAGAAACACAAAGCCGTATTGATGAAATTTATTTGAGAATGAAGGTAGTAGTTCCAAATGAAATAAGAATCAGAAAAGGCATGATTCCAATTGAAGGCGGAGATGAGCCAGTTGAATTAAAGCCTCAACAGGTTGCTGACCAGCAAGCAAAAGCGGGTAAAACAAGAACCCGTGATAGAGCAAGGGCAAATAATGCTCCAGACAAAACTGGTGAGGGACGAAATGCCAAGGGGGATGGACCTAAAGTCAAATAGGTTTACTCAACTGCTATTTGCGTTATAGTAAATAAGCATATAAAATTAAGCATATGAATATTGAAAAAGCCCAATGGTCTAGCCAAGGCGACAATGTATATTTGTCAGTCCCTTTTGCTAAGGTCAACAAAGAAAAAAGAACAGTATCTGGTTTTGCAACATTAGACAATGTTGATCAGACTGGAGATGTAGTATTGGCGGAAGCAAGCGTTAAGGCGTTCGAAAACTTCAGAGGCAATATTCGTGAGATGCATAGCGCAACAGCAGTTGGCAAGATGGTTTCATTTAGACCAGAAACATACTATGATCAAAATACAAAAGAATTTTACAATGGCGTATACGTAGACGTATACGTTTCAAAGGGTGCACAGGATACTTGGGAAAAGGTTCTTGACGGCACTCTTTCTGGTTTCTCAATCGGCGGAAAAATTTTAGAAGCAGATAACGAAATGAATAAGTCTACTGGAGAGCAAGTTAGATTTATTAAGAACTATGAACTCATAGAGCTATCAATTGTTGATTCTCCAGCAAATCAACTTTGCAATGTTCTTTCAATATCTAAATCAAACGGACAACTTGTATTCAAGGGAATGGCAGCAGAAGTTGTTACAGAAAATATTTTTTATTGTGAAGATAGCGATTCAATCTTCATGTCAACAGAAAAAACTTTTAACTCACCAGTCACTGGAAAGCCAGCTTCACTCATCGGTTGGGTAGAAAGTTCAGATATAAACAAAGCGAAAGAAATAGATAAGATTCTTGCTTCATTTCAGAAGTCAAGATTACCGTTGCCTGAAACACAAATAGCAAAACAGGCAAGCGTAGAAGGAGGTAATGAGATGGAAAAGCTTAACGTTAATAAAGAAGCTGAGGCAGTAGTCGAAGCTCCAATTGAAACAGCTCTACCAGAATCAGATGCACCAGCTGCAGACGCAGTTGTTGATTCAGCTCCTGCAGATGCCGAAGACACACAGTCTGAAGCAGAAGCAGATCTTGAAAAATCTGATGCGGTTTCTGTGGAAACAGAAACAACTCCTGCCGACTCCGTTGAAAAAGCAGCCGAAACAACAGAAGAGGTTGAACAACCTGATTTTGCAAAGATGTTAGGCGAACTAAAAGGCTTTTTCTCAGAGACATTGGTCAAGGCAACAGAAGCTAATGCTGTTCAAGTTTCAGAAATTAAAGAAACTGTTGAGAACTTTAGCAAGAGCGTAAATGCCCAGATCACAGAATTGGCAGACAAGCACACTGCACTTAGTGCAGCTGTGACAGAAATAAAGAGCACCATCGACGGTGTTCAAAAGCGTGTAGATGCCGTAGAAGGCGAAACCGCATTTAAGAAGTCCTCAGATCTTGGCCGATCAGAGGTAGTAACAAAATCAAATTCAAAATGGCACGGTGCTTTCCTCGGTTCCGTAAATGAAATCTTCAACTAATAGGGTAGGTGAAAAATAAATGAGTAATGAATTGTTAGAAAAGGCTGCAGCAGCTGGCACAACAGTGTCAACAGGCTTCGGCTCATCAACAGGTGGTTCAGGCGTTCACACAGCTTCCGAAAACGGAAATGGTGGTCTCCTTAACCCAGAACAGTCAGCTAGATTCCTAGACTACATGTTCGACGCTACCGTAATTGGTAAGGTTGCACGTACAGTCCGAATGAAAGCTGATACAACAGAGATTGATCGTATGTCTATCGGAGAGAAGCTTGTAAAGCTTGCATCTGAAGGCGAGAACACCGCTTCAAACAGCGCAGTGACTTTCTCAAAGATCTCTCTTACAACAAAGAAGCTTCGCATGGATTGGGAGCTTTCAACAGAATCTCTAGAAGACAACATCGAAGGTGCTGATCTTGAAGATCACATCGCACGCATGATGGCTACACAGGCAGGAAATGACATCGAAGATGTTATTCTTAACGGTGACGAGTCACTCACAGGTGATGCACTTTATAAGTCATTCGATGGTGCAGTAAAGAAGGCTAAGTCCTATGGTCACGTTGTTGACGCAGAGGGTGCAGGCGTTTCTCGTGCAGTATTCAATTCTGCTTTGAAGGCACTTCCACGTAAGTATAAGCAACGTCGTACAGACCTTCGCTTCCTTTCTGGTTCAAACTTGATCCAGGACTACTTATACTCAACATCACAGAACATTCAGAACGTTAACCCACAAGATATTGCTTCTGGCATTATCCGTGGAGATGTTCCTGTTCTTGGTGGTCCAGCAGGATACGTTGCACCATATGCATTCGGTATCCCAATTGTAGAAGTTCCACTTCTACCAGAAACACAGGACGGCGACTACTCAGGCGCAGCGGGCTCACACGGTGACATCCACTTGACATTCCCAAATAACGTAGTTATTGGTATCAAGCGTGACGTAACTGTATACCGCTTCTTCTGGCCACGTAAGGACTCAATCGAGTACACAATGTATACTCGCGTTGGCGTTCAAATCGAGCAGGCAGATGCATGGGTTGTTGTTAAGAACGTTAAGGTAGCTTCTTAATTAATTTAAGATAACCATTGGAGGCCCCCTAAATAAAATTAGGGGGCTTTTCATTTTAATTTCTTAATGCTATAATTAATGTACCTAGAGTAAGGAGAAAATATGTCATTTGACAAACTAAAGGTATCAGAGCTTAAAACAATAGCAACTGAATTTGCTGTTGACACAGAAGGCTTAAAGAACAAGCAAGACATTATCGCAGCAATGGCTGAAGAAGGCGTCACATGGGGCGTATATCAAGCAACTATTAAAGAGGTTGCCGAAAATACAGAAGAGATTGAAATTTTGCCTAAGTTTAATGTTAAGGACGAAATTCCAGCCGACTCCGTATTGGTAAGAATGACAAGAGCAAATATGCGATACGATATATTGGGATATACATTTACAAAAGATCATCCTTTTGTAGCAATGCCCGAAGACAAAGCTCAAAAAATTTTCGATAAAGAGGGAGGCTTCCGTTTAGCAACACCTAAAGAAGTTCAGGAGTTCTACGGCTAAGCAAAACAAATGGCTGAGATATATAAAGATCAAACAGCCCCAATAAAAACAAAAATATTCTGGGGTGGAGAAATAGTAGATGCGGATAATGATGAAGTTACCGCAACTATATACGATATAACAGAGGATAATACAATTAGTCCAACTGTTGATCCAGACACACCAGTGGTAGTACTTGAAGCTACAAAATTAGAAACCGATATCGGTTCATATCAAGTGGTAATTCCCCTAGAGCATTGTTTGCGAAACAGGAAGTTCAAGGTGGTGTGGTCTTATTCTGTAAATGGACAAGATGGCGCACACACATATTACACAAATGTTGTAACTCCGTATGCAAACCTTTCCGATGTCTGGGAAGACTTAAACCTTGGATCTGATCCCTCTGATCCAAACTATAAGACGTATCATGAAGTACAGATGGCAGAGAAGTATGCTAGAAAATTAATTGAGATTTATACATCACAATTTTTTTATCTATACGATGATGTGCAAATAGTCTACGGCTACGGTGCAGACATTTTGCCGATGCCATTTAAAGTTCATGAAATTCATGAGCTATATGAAGAAGACAGACTTTTAGTAGATAAAATTAATGGAACAAACAACTGGGTTTACGATCCTATTATTTCTGAGTCTGGGTTTGGGATAAGAGTTAATAAACAAAACTTTTATGACAACACTATATACTCTGCAAACGGATACGTACCTCCATCAATTTACGATAGAGGCTTTTCTGGAGCATTTAAAAAAGATGCAAGGTATCAGGTTAATGGTAGATTTGGATGGAGTTCTGTTCCAGACAATGTTGAAGAAGCCTGCATAGTTCTAATTGGCCAATTCTTTGAAAAGGATTCGGCCTGGAGAAATAAGTATGTTAAATCAATCAGCACCTTTGACTGGAAGTTTGATTTTATGGAAGACGCACACAGGGGAACAGGAAATCTTTATGCAGATCAGTTGTTAACGCCATACGTTATCAACGGCATGGTGGCGTTCTAAATGGATATAGTAAGCTCTGTCTTGCCAATGAAGCTAGATATATATGTGCAGTCAGATACTCAAGACGAAAATACTGGCGCAATCAAACGTGAGTGGAATTATTCAACAACAATTGATTGTCATGTAAAATCTGTAATTGGAAATTCAACTTCTGTTAGAGGAAGTGATCAGCAGATTATAAATACTAAATATAAAAACGAGCAAACTCTTCAGATTAGAACAATTAACAAGTTAAGTCTAAGACAAAAAATAACAAATATAAGAAATAAAGACGGCAAGTATCTTTGGACTGAGCTAGATTATCCTTCTGACACTCCAACTGTTTTTGAGATAGTGGGAACAACTCCTATCATGGACCCTTTTGGAAATTTGATAGGCTATAGTAGCAGTGCAAAGAGATCGGAGAATCAGCAAATTGGCATCTAATGTAGCCCTACTACAAGCAGCCAGCGGTCTAGAAAGACTGATGGTCGGTGTTCCACAAAACGGGCCAATCAAAGATAGCACAGTTGCACAAATCTCTGCATTAATGTATTATCAAGCAAATGTTCTTGCAAAGCTAGATCAAAATAAAGGATTTAAAAAGTTATTTAAAACAACAATATTTAATCAAATTGAAAAAGAGTTTGGTGAATATATAGATGCAAAGGCACGAATCTCTAGAAGATCTTTGCACCATGTATATGAATGGAATAAGGTAGGTAACCCTACCTCTAGACTGTTTAAGCTAAACTCAATGGACGGGCTAGGACTTTCATTTAGAGTTAATTATAGTTTTAAATTGTCTAAAACAAATGTTCCTTCAAAAAATAAAAAACAAAAGAATAGATATAAGTTTGCACACAAAGCAGAGATTATGGAAAGAGGAATGCCTATAGTCATTCGCCCTAAATCTGCTGAGAGATTAGTTTTTGAAATGAATGGCGCAACGGTTTTTATGCCCAAAGGAGCTTCTGTTCTTGTAAAGAAGCCTGGCGGTAGCGGAGTAAGAAATCAGTTTGACTTAGCCTACTCAAGGTATTTTTCTGGAGATTTAGTTAATTCTGCAATTAAAAATTCGGGGTTTCAACAAATATTTGGAGCAAAGATTGTTAAGGCTCTAGGGGCTCCAGCATCAATTAAAAAGGTTAGATATTCATTTTCTCCAAATGCAATTAGAATGGAAGCTGACTCGGCACTTAAGAAAGAATTTGGAGGGGCCCTATAATGACAGATTATTCAATAGACGCAATGTATGAGGTAAGAAAGCATTTATGGACGGAGCTTGTGGATAACAACATTATTGATCCTGATAACTATTACCTAGACAGCATATCTTCTGAGATTGTCCCAATTTTGCCAGTTCAGCAACAGGCTGAGATGGATCAATTTTTAAGTGGCAAAACCCATATCGTATATGACAAAATAAGCATATCTTACGAAGAAAACTGGATGATCTGTACAGACAAAATTTTATTTACAATATATTCTACTGATTATAATGAGATTAATAGTATTAGAAACCTTATGATAGACGTATTTAGAAGAATGGATGATTCTGCCAAGGATCTAAATGCTTCTAGGT